TCACCGCGCACCTGCCGCGATGCTGGGCACGCCCCGGGGGATGCCGGTGCGCAGTTGCAGGGCCGCCTCCACGTCACCCGCGTCGGGCTGGTCGTGGCCCCTCAGGTCGGCGACGGTCCAGGCCACGCGCAATACGCGGTCGAGGCCGCGGGCGCTGAGCATGCCCCGTTCCAGTTCGCGTTCGGCGGCCTGCATGGCGCCTGCCGCCGCGTGCCACCGGGTGCGCAGCGCATGGCCCGACACCTCGCCGTTGGTTCGCCACGGCGTCCCGGCCAGGCGCTGTTCCGCGCGCTGCCGGGCCTCCAGCACCCGGGCGGCGACGGTCTCCGTGGACTCACCCCGCTCCCCCGCACCGACCAGTTCGGCCCGGGAGACGCGATCGACGTCGACCCTGAGGTCGACCCGGTCCAGGAGCGGGCCGGAGAGCCTGGCCTGGTAGCGCCGCACGACCGAGGGCATGCAGTCGCACGGGTCGCCCTGAGTGCCGTGGCGGCCGCACGGACAGGGGTTGGCCGCCAGGACCATGAGGAACTGCGCGGGCAGCCGGACGACCCCGGCCGCGCGGGCGACCACGACGTGCCCCGATTCGAGGGGCTGCCGCAGCGCGTCGAGGGCCTTGGCCCCGAACTCCGGCGCCTCGTCAAGGGACGACACGTGTAAAACAAGTGGGTGCGATCAGTGAAAAGCGCAGGTCAAGCGGTCGACGTGGCCGCCCACGGGTCCGGCTCCCACACGGGGTGCACGGTGACGCGGGTGTCACCGCTCCCCTCTACCCCCTTCTTTCCCTTGGCGCCCCGCGTGCAGACGACACGGTGTATGAGCTGCCGAAGGATGCCGTTCTTCTCCGCGGCATCCAAGACGTCCCACAGGTCGAGCAGCCGGCCGGCAATCGGCGTGAAGTCCTCGCGGCGCGGTGCGGTTTCCACCGCGGCGGCCTGCTCGGCGCCGGCTTTGGCCTCGCGGAGCTGGGCGAGTAGTTGGGCCTGGGCCTGCTCGAACACCCCGGGTGGGTAGTTGTCCGGGTTGAGTGCGCGGTCCGCAGCGAGGTTGCCGAGCGCCTTTTCGAGGCGACTGTGTTCCGCTTGCAGCTTCGCCCGTTCCCTGGCGGCACGCTGCCTGTCGCGGTCCGGGGCGACCTCAACGGGAGTAGGGGGCAGGGCGTCGATGCTGGCCGCCGCCTCGCGTCGCACCCAATCCAACACGGCGTCCTCGACCATGTAGCGCTGGACCCATACGCCGTTGGCGCACACCGTGCCGCCTGAGTGGTACTGGTTGCCGCACATGTAGGCGTATCCGTAGACGCGCCCGCCCGCCCGTCGGGCGGAGGTGGCGCCGGCGTCGCCCCGGCACGTGCCGCAGCGAACCAGGCCGGTAAGCGGATAGGTGGGGTTCCGGGCCCGGGGCGACATACGCCGTCGTTCCTCGACGTGCGCGAGGTACCGCTCCCAGAGTTCCGGGGTGATGATCGCTTCGTGCGCCCCGTCGATGTGCAGCCATCGGGTACAGGTGCCGCCGTTCGCTGTGTAATCGCACTTGCAGTCGGGGTCATGGATGCGGAGTAGCCCGGCCGCGAAGCCCGACAGCATGTAGCGGCGCAGGCTGTCGGCCTTCCACAGGGTGCCGACGCCTGTCCGGTAGCCAAGCCGGTTGAGCCATCCGGCAAGGGCGCCGTACCCCTCTGGCTTACCTGTGTCGAGACCGAGTTTCCGCTCGAACAGGGACTCGATATCCGCGCGGGCGTCGTCGTCGACCTCGTAGCGCTCCTCTTGAATGGTCCACTGTCCGGGCCGGGCCGGGTCGGGGATGCGCCGGGGGAACCACACATAACCGAGGCGTTTCCCGCCGGTTGCCGGGATGCCGTGGGAGCGGCGCCATTGGTGGGCGTCCTTCCACATCTCGCCGGCGCGGTCGCTCTCGAACACGGCGAGGTCGAACAGGATGCGCCTGTTGAAGCGACCGACGGCGGTCCGCACGTCGACGTCCTCGGTCGCCGAGGCGAGCTGTCCCCCGGCGTGTTCGAGCCGGGCGAGGTTGACGGCGATACCGACGTCGTTCCGCCCGAACCGTGAGAACTTCCAGACGGCGATCCCGACGGCCTCGCGCTCCTCGACGCGCTGAATGCCGGTCATGATCTTGCGCTTGAAGTTGCGGCCGGTCGCGTCGAGGTCGGTTATCCAGTCGATGATGCGGCGCCCGGTGCGCGCGGCCCATGACTCGATGGCCGTTTGTTGCAGCTCCGGGCTGATCTTCTCCTCTCGCCATGTCGAGACCCTGATGTAACCGAGCCACGGCTCGCCCTTTGGCGAGCCGTGGAAGGTGGCTGGTGTGTCCAGTGGTGTCATACGGCTTTCCTGTTGCGGTTGTCGCGCGCCCGGAGACGGCGCACGTTGTCGGGCAACTCCGCGGGACGAACGATGCTGAGTCCCTGCGTGTCCTCGCTCGGGGCGCCCTCGCCGCCGTCCGGCGGTGCGGCCGGCGAGTCGAGCAGGCCGAGGGCCACGTGTTGGAGGGCGAGCCGGTAGCCGGCGCGGTGCATGTCGGCGAGCTGGTCGTCGCTCGCCTGTGACGCGCGCTGGGCAAGGCAGTAGCAGAGTGCGGGAATCGCGGCGACCAGGCAGACCAGGCCGAGGCGCCACATTGTGAAGTGACCAACGAGGACCCCGGATATAGCGATGACCGTGCCGAGCGCGACGGCGACGGTCGAGGGGAAGTAGAGACGCCGGGCAAGAAGGGTCATGAGAGCGGGTGTCCTCCGTGCTGGTTATTCAGTCGGCGAGCTGTTGTTCGCCGTCGTCTGGCGCGGTGCGGCGCAAGGTCTGTGCCATGTTCACGAAGACTTTGCGTTCGGCCGGGTCCGTGATGCCGAGTTGGTCGGCGGCCTGCTCGGGGGTGATCCGTGAGGCCGCTACGGGTCGTTGAACCTCCGCGAGTTCGTCGGGGGTGATGACGCCGGCGCGGATGAGCACTTCGCCGAGGGGGACGTCGATTGCCTCGGCGAGGGTGCGCAGGATGCGCGTATCGGTGGGCATCTCGCCGCGGAGTAGGCGCGTCACCGTGGATGGGCTGATGCCTGACTGTTCAGCGAATGCGGAGCGTCCGCCGCTCCGGGGGCCGGACAGGTTGAATCCGAGCGTTTCGAGGCGCCGTGAGAGCCATGCGCCGAAGTCCTCGGCGGGCGTAGACGCATGAGGCTGCGGTGGGGTTGTACGCCGCTTGCTGTTTTTCATGGTTGAAATGTAGCGCCCCACGCTGTGCGTGGACACGCCACCTTTCAGTCACGGCGTTTTGCCCCACCTTGCCCCCTCGCGCATGCCGTCTACGTCGGCACTGTCCGCCCCGACTCGTACGTGCGATCGATTCTGGTATGGCCGTTACCTGCTGTCAACGACCATTCCCGAGGGGTGAGGGAGCGCTTACTTTCAGATTTGAAAGAAAGCTGCTACTTTCGATCTCGGCAGATAGCTGCCGAGATCGAAAGGAACGGTTTCCCCCGTGGCGTACGACCGTGCCCTCTTGCACACCGCCGCCCGCATGCGCGGCATCAAGACCCCGTCCCAGCTCGCCCGCGAGGCCGGCCTGTCCGTGCCCACCGCGTGGCGCATATGGAACGGCGTAGGCGCCCCCCGCGGCGACCACGCCGACCGCGTCGCCGACGTCGTCGGTATCGCGCCCTCGACCCTCTACCACCGCGCCGAGGTCGCCGAGGTCGCCGCATGACCGGCGCCGTCATCCCCCGCGACCAGGCCATCGCCGAGGCCCGCGCCGTCCTCGACCGCGCCCGCCTCCGCATCGCCCGCGACCGCGCCGCTGGCCGCCTGTCCCCCGCGCACGAACTGATCGTGCGCCGCCTCGAACGCGAGGCCCGCCGGGACACCGCGCCGGCCGCCCACCGCGCCGCCGCCTGAACACGAAGAAGGGCCGCCCGGACGCGACCCGGACGGCCCCACTGACCAGACCCCGAAGGGACCCGATCGTGAACACCCACCAGGTTACCCAGCCCCGCCGCCCCCGCGCCGTCCTCGCCATCAAGGGCGCCCAGGCCGCCCGCGCCCGTGCCCGGTTCGTCGCCGTCGTCGCGCGCCAGCTCCACCAGATCGCCCCCGGCACCGTCCGCGTGCACACCGTGCCGACCACCCACCACGGCCGCGCGACCCGGGCCGTCGTCCTCTACTCCGCGGCCGGCGTCCTGCCCACCACGGCCGAGCAGCGCGCCGCCGCTTACGGCCTGCTCACCCGGGCATTCCCCGAGGCCGATTGGGACCGCGCCCGCACCTACGACGCGACGTCCGGCGTCCTGGTCGTCGACGAGCCGGTCGCCCCGGCCGCCCTCGGCCTCGACGCCGTCGAGGGGGTCGACCAGTGATCCGCCCCCAGCTCACCGCCGACGGCCGCGCCGTCCGTCTGCCGATCGCCGCCCGCGCCGAGTCCCTGCTCGACGACCTCGCCCTCGCGTTCGTCGAGGACCCCGACACCCTCGGCGCCCTGCTCACCGAGCACGGCAAGAACGTGCGCGCCCTCGACCACGCGATCTACGGGCACGACGTGCCCGAGTACGACCGCGCCATGCGGGCCGCCGCCGCCGACGGGAGCCGCGAGGCCCTGGTCGACGAGGTGCCCCTCGCCGGCGACCTCGACGACCTGCTCGACCCCGACGCCGCTATCAGCCTCGCCGGCCGTATCACCCGGCTCGCCGCCCACATACGCCACCGCACCGCCCCGGAAGGAACCGCGCGCCCGTGACCGTGACCACCCTCCCCACCGCGCTTACCGCGCCCGTCGAGCAGCCGACCACGGCCGGGCCCCGCGACCTCGCGCCCGAGCAGGTAACAACCCTGCTCGCCCCGATCAACCCGTCGCGCGTCCAGAACCTCAACGGACAGTCCCACGTCGAGGCGTGGGACGTGCGCCGATGGCTCAACCGCGTATTCGGTTTCGGCGGGTGGAGCGACGAAACCCTCGAACTCGCGTGCGTCGCACAGACCGAGATCAACAAGGGCCGATGGACCGTCGTCTACCGCGCACAGGTGCGCCTCACCGTGCGCACCCCCGACGGCCGCACCCTGTCGTCGTGGGACGACGCCGCGTCCGGCGCCGCCCAGAATCAGCCGCGCCTCGGCGACGCCCACGACATGGCCATGAAAACGGCCCTGTCCCAGGCGTTGAAGCGGTGCGCAACCAATCTCGGCGATCAGTTCGGCCTCAGCCTCTACAACGACGGAAGCCGCCGCCCCGTCGTGCAGTGGTCCGCCGTACACACCGCGCCGAAGGACCCCGAGGCCGCCGCCGCCGAGGACGAGCCGGTAAAGCCCGAGCCGACGCCCGAGAACGTCGACCAGGCCCCGGCCGCCGAGCAGGCCCCGGCCGAGGCCGAACAGCAGCCGCGCCGCAGCGACCGCGCCGAGCCCGGCCCGTGGGAGCAGGCACCCCCGCAGCAGCAGGAGCAGCAGGCCACCGGCGGGCCGTCGGTCGACTACCTCGCCAAGGCCAAGGCCGCCAAGACCGCCGCCGCCGTTCGGAAGCTGTACGACGCCGCCAAGGCCGAGGGGGCCCCGCCGCCCTACCTCGCCCAGCTCGCCGACGTCGGGGCGACCAAGCCGGGCGCCAAGCCCCGCAAGAAGGCCGCGCCCCGCAAGAAGGCCGAACCGGCCCCCACCGCGAGCACCAGCTCGCCCCCGCAGCAGGAGACGCCGCAGCAGGCCGAAGAACACGTGATCGCCGTCGCCGAGGTGTTCGAGGCCGCCCGGGGCGCCGGCGTCACCGACCGCGACGAGGTCGAGGCCCTGTTCGCATCCCGGTTCGGCTGCAAGCCGACCGACGCCACCCTCGCCCAGTTGCGCGAGATGCGCGACGACCTGATCGACGCCGCCCAGGAGACCACCGCAGCATGAGCACCACCACCGACACCCCCGACCAGGACGTCGCCCAGGACGCCGAGCAGCCCGTCGAGTCGTTGCGCGACCTCGCCGTCGAAGAGGCCGCCCTCGACCTGCTCGCCGCCCGGGTGGCCGCCGCCAAGAAGAACGTACGGGCCCGCATGCAAACGGCCCTCGACCGCGCCGCCAAGCGCGACGGAGTCGAGCGCGTCGCCGCGGAACTCCCCAACGGGCAGACCGTCGCCACGATCTCACTCCGCCGGGGCACGACCGGGCCCGTCGTCACGGACCCCGAGGCGTTCGCCCGATGGGTGGCCGCACGGTGGCCCGAGCGGCGCCAGGAGTTCACCGAAACCCGCGTCGTGCGCACCGTCAAGGAGTGGCGGGCCGCGGAACTGGTCGCCGAAATGGCCGCCCTCGACCTGTCCCTCGACGGCAAGGGCACCCGGCCGGCGATGTGGCCCGACCCGGACACGGGCGAACTGGTCGAGGTGCCCGGCGTCCTGATCAAGCCGACCAGCGCCCGCACGCACTCGCTCACGTGGCGCAAGGACGGCAAGGAGGCGACCGCCGAGGCGTGGCGTACCGGCACCCTCGCCCACCAGTTCGCCGCGATCACCGCCGGGGGCGAGAAGTGACGGCCGCCGTCCTCGACCGGCCGGGCACCGTTCACGTGCCCGGCCAGTTGGACCACTCCCAGGCATCGAGCCGGACCGGTTTCCCGCTCCCGGCCCGCCCGTGGAACGGCCTTACCGTCCTCGACGCCTGTTGCTGCGCAGGGGGCGCCGCCATGGGTTGGTACCTCGCCGGGTGGGACGTCGTGGGCGTCGACCTGGTCGACCAACCCAACTACCCGTTCGCGTTCATCAAGGGCGACGCGATCGAGTACATACGGGCCCACGGCCGCGAGTACGACCTGATACACGCGTCGTGGCCGTGCCAGTACGGCGCCGCGATCACCAAGGGCACCAACGCGCACTTGCGCGACCGATACCCGAACCTGATCGGCCCCGGCCGCGAGGCCATGCGCGCCGCGGGCCGGCCGTACCTGATCGAGAACCCCGACGCGCGCCCCGACGTCGTCCTGTGCGGAACCATGTTCGGCCTCCCGATCCTGCGGCACCGCAAGTTCGAGGCCGAGGGATGGTTCCCCCTCGCCCTCCCGCACACCCCGCACCGCGGACGCGTGCGCGGGTGGAGGCACGGCCGCCACTACGACGGCGAGTACGTCGCCGCGTACGGCAACGGGGGTGGGAAAGCCACCGTCGCCGAGATGCAAGCCGCAATGCGGATCACGTGGACCGACGTCCGGCACGAACTCACCGAGGCCATACCGCCGGCGTACACGCAGTTTCTCGGCGAGCAGGCCGCCGAGCAGATCCTCGCCGAACGCTACGGGCGGGCCGCATGACCGCGCCGCGCGAGGAGAAGCCGCCGCCGTCGTGCGAGCACGGCAACCCCCGATGCCACGCACGGCCCGCCCGGCCCTACCCGTGCGGCTGGAAGTGCGACGACCACCAGCCGGCCCGCACCCACCGCCGTACGAACCCCTGATCGGCCCCGGGGCGAGGTGCCCCTCGACCCCTCGCCCCGGGCGCCCCCAGCACGACAGGAGCAGCACCCCGTGACCCTCGACGCCATGGATTGGGTGTGGACCCGCGCCAAGTCGCGCGGGAACGCCCGCCTAGTCCTGCTCGCCGTCGCCGACGCCGCCACCGGCCCCGACGCAACCGCCCGCATGGGCACGGCCGAGGTGATGCGCCGGCTCAACGTGTCCCGCTCGACCGCGCGGGCCGCCGTCGACGCCGCCCTCGCCAGTGGCGAACTGGTCGAGGACGAGCCCGCCAAGGGCAGCCGCGCGACCCGCTACACCATCCCCGGAGCCGTCAACTACACCCGGACGCACCGCGCTACCGGGCCGGAATCCGGCCCCATAGCCGAGCAGACCCCCGGGCCGGAATCCGGCCCCCTACCGGCTACCGGGCCGAATCTCGGCCCCTCTACCGGGCCGGAGTCCGGTCCCCCCGCACAGACCCCGGAAACCCCGTACCGGGCCGAATCTCGGCCCCTTTGGGGGCCGGATTCCGGCCCCCATCACCCACCCATAGAGGGATTGAGTGAAGGAGGGAACGAACGGGCCCGCGACGCGGTCGCCGTGATCCCGGAGTTCGCGCGCCCCCTGGTCGACCAGATCACCGCCGCGGGCGTCCTGGTCGCGTGGAACCTCGCCCCGGCCGAGTGGTTCATGGTCGACGCCCTGGTGAAGCGGTCCGGCCTCGACATGCTCGCCACGGCCGCCGTGCAGGCCGCCGCCCGCAACCGCAAGGGCGTGTCCCACGCGCGCTACTTCCTGCGGGCGTGGCAGTCGCTACCGCCCGCCCCGGCCCCGGGCACCGTCCCGGCCGCCGCCCCCGCCTCGCCCGCCGGCTCGAACGTCGTCCCGTTCCCGTCCGCCGCCCGTCCCGGCCGCGCCGCCCAGGCCGCGAGCCTCTACGCCGATCTACTCGCCGAGGAGCAGTGATCCCCATGAACCGCCGCGAGATTGCCGCCCTGCTCGCCTACGTCGACCGCCTCGACCCCGGCCGCGCCCCCCAGGACCACGCCGCCGCCGGCGAACGCCTCGACCAGTGGGCAACCCTGCTCGACCACGTCCCCGCGACCGCCCAGCACCCCGACGGCCCCGAGCGGTCGTGGGACGCCTCGCGGGTGGCCGCCCGGCACATCGCAACCTCGCCGTACCCGATCAAGCCGTCGGACATCGGCGCCCCGTGGGAGACCTACCGCCGCGACGTCGTCGGCCGTCACTGGGACCCGGCCCCGGCCGTCGACCCGGACAACGTCGCCGCCTACCGCGCCGCACTCCGCGGCACCCGGCAGGCCGTCGCCGTCGGAGCGCTCCCCCCGGCCCCTCAGCACGCCCTCGAAGGCCGTCCGAGCCCGCTCTGGGCCGAGCGCGACGCCGCCGCCGCGCGCCGCCTCGCCGAGCTGGGCGACTACGTGCCCAAGACCGTGCGCGACCAGCTCGCCCAGTACCGGCCGCACCGCGCCCAGCGCGAACGCCTCGCCGCCGCCAACCTCCCCGACCCCCTCGACGTCGAGTGCACCTGGTGCGGGGCGACCGTCGGCCAGCCGTGCCGCGCCCGCCGCATCAACCCCGGCAACGACGCCATCGGTTACCGCGCCAAGAAGGCACCGCACCCGTGCCGCGTCGAGGACGCCCAGGCCCACCACGCCCACCGCGAGCAGGAGACCGCAGCATGAGCCCCACCCCGAAGCAGCAGCGCACCCACCGCCGGCGGGCCGTCCCCCGCGACCGCACGAAGAACGTCACTCAGTGGCGCGTCGAGGCATCGTGGGACCACCGCCCCGACGACCCGGTCGTCGTCCGCACGTCGGACCGCAAGCGGGCCCGGAAGGTGTTCCGCGACCTGGTCGCCAAGGGCGCATACGTGATCTTCCAGGAACACGCCGGGTGGGACAGGTGGCGCACCGTCGAGGAGGTGAACGGCGCCGCCCTGCTCGCCGAGGCCGAGGCCGAGCAGGCCCTCGCCGTCGCCGGGCACCCGCGGACCCCGGACGACTACCGGCCCGGCGACGACGACCGCCACCGGTCGTGGCTCGCATGGATGGAGGCCCGCGCCGAGGCCGCGCGCCGCGCCGCCGAGGCCGCCGAGCGCGACCGCGCCGCCGCCGAGGAGCGCCGCCGGCGCCTCGCCGTCGAGGCCACCCGCGACGCCCGCGCCCTCATGTCGCCGCCGGCGATCGTCCGGCCCGAGAACCGGCAGCGGGCCCGGCACATCACCGGGGCGCAGCGGTGAACCCGCCGCCCGCCGCCCTCGCCGTCGTCCGGGCCGTCGTCGAGGACGCTCAGCGCGAGCAGGACCAGGCCGAGGACGTCGTCGCCCGCATCGTGGCCGAGTTGCGCGACCACGGGTGGACGATCGCCCCCCTCGACCAGGCCGCGTAACCCCGCAGGACAGGGGGGCGCACGCCCCACGACAGGGCGCCCCCCTACCTGCTAACTTTCTATCTCGGTAGAAATCTTTCTGTCTCGACAGCACATCCAGTAGGCCGCCGCACATCCCCCGGAGGTACGTCCCCGATGGCACGCAGCACCCCGGCCGAACGGTTCGCCGCCAAGACGACCCCCGGGCCCATCCCCACCGGCCCCAACACCCCCGACACCCCGTGCCTGTTGTGGCCCGAGACGTCCCTCGACCGCGACGGATACGGCCGATTTTGGGTCGACGGCCGAGTCGTCCCCGCCCACCGATGGGCGTTCGAGCAGAAGCGCGGGCCCATACCGGCCGGCCTCGAACTCGACCACCTGTGCGCCGTCCGCCGATGCGTCGCCGACGACCACCTCGACGCCGTCGACCACCGAACCAACGTGCTCCGCTCGACCGGCCCCTCGGCCGTCAACGCCCGCCGCACGAAGTGCAAGCACGGGCACGACCTCACCGACCCGGCCAACGTCCACGTGAGCTACCCCCCGTCGCACCCCAACGGGATGCGCAAGTGCCGCGCGTGCGCCCGCACCCGGGCCCGCCGCACCCGCGAGCCCCAGCTCGCCCACGTCGCCACCATCACCACCCACCACACCCCGGAGAGGACCGCCGCGTAATGGCTGGAGAGACCCCGATCACCCTGATCGGAAACGTCGTTGCCGACCCCGAGTTGCGATTCACCCCGTCCGGCGCCGCCGTGACGAACTTCCGCGTCGCCTCGACGCCCCGCACGTTCGACCGCCAGTCCAACGAGTGGAAGGACGGCGACACCCTGTTCCTCGGCGTGTCCGTATGGCGCCAGCAGGCCGAGCACGTCGCCCAGTCCATCCACCGCGGCGACCGCGTGATCGTCGTCGGCCGACTGAAGCAACGCCAGTACGAGGACAGCGAGGGCAACAAGCGGTCGTCGTACGAGGTCGAGGCCGAAGAGGTCGCCCCGTCCCTGCGCAACGCGACCGCCGACGTCACCAAGGCCACCGGCCAGCAGCGCCCCCAGGGATACGGCCAGCAGGCCCACCAGCAGCCCCAGGGAGCCCCCCACGGCGACCCGTGGGCCCAGCAGGCACCGCAGCGCCCCTACAGCGACGAACCCCCCTTCTAGGCCCCTCGCCGCGACCGGACGCAGGCCCGCCATGCGCGGGCGTGCGCGCGTATACCGCCCACCACTGACAACAGGAGCGACCCCACCATGACCCGCATTCCCGACGCCGTCGCCGTCGCCTCACTCGACACGCACCGCCTGATCGTCGCCGTCCCGAACGACGGCCCGGCCGAGGTCGCGTGCAACCTCCCGCGCCCGGCCGCCTCGAACATCCTGCGCCAGCTCGCCGACGCCCTCGCCGGACCGGCCGGCCGATGCGACACCGCCGTCGCCACCGGCCACCCGTGCCCCGTGCACGACGCCCCCACCGTCGACGACCAGGCCCTCGCCGAGGCCGACCCGCTCACCGCCGACGACGTGCGCGCCGCCCTCGACTTCAACGCCGACGACCGCGACCCCGTCCTCGCCACGCTCCGCGACGTCCTGCTCGACACCACCGCGCCGCGGAACCCCGAGCAGGCCCTCGCCGCCGCCCGAATCCTGCTCACCGCGCACGCCCGACAGGTCGCCGCCCTGGTCGAGGCGCACTACCGCGACACCCGGACCCGGTTCGGACTCAACCGGTCGTCCCGCGGCCTGCTCACCGGCTACGAGGGCGCCCGGAAGATCGTCACCGCCTACGCCGACGGCCTCGCCGACGAGCAGGCCCTCGCCGAGGCCGCCGAGCGCGAGCAGGCCAAGCCGTGACCCACGCCGAGGCCGTCGCGGCGAACCTCGCCGTCGCCGTCGTCCTGCTCGCCGTCGGGGCCCGCCTGATCGTGTGGGCCCTGTCCGGCGAGCCCGGCCGCGTCCACCACAACGAGCACCAGGACCAGGAGCAGCCGCCCGCATGACCCGCCGTCCGTACAACCGCCCCCCGGAGGGACGCCACCGCGACCGCGCCGACCGGCGGGCCGTCGTCGACGTCCTGCTCGCCCGCGCGCACCGGGGCGTCCTCAGCCGCGCCGAGGTCGCCCTACTCGCCGAGCACGTACGCGAAGAACAACGCGTCGCCGACGAGAACCGCCGCGCCATGGCCGGCACGACACAGGCCCTCGACCGCGTCCGCGCCCAGCTCGCCGCAGCAGAGGCCGCGATCGTCGAGGCCGAGCGCGACCGCGACCAGGCCGAGGAGCGCGCCAAGGAGGCCGACCGCCGCGCCGCCGTGCAGCGCGCCGCCGTCGACCGCGTCCTCGACCTGGTCGGCCGCCTCGACGCCGTACCGGCAACCGCCGTATGGGCCGCCGTCGACGCCGACCCCGTCGAACACCGGCAGGCCGTCGACCTCGCCCGCGACTGGAAGACCCGACAGGGCGCCGCCCTCGCCGCCGTCGAGCGCGTGCGCGTCCTCGCCCAACGGATGCGCGCCGGCTCGCCCCAGGGCGCAGCAGCGATCTACGCCGACCGCATCGAGCAGGCCCTCGACAACGACCGCCGCGCCCTCGACGCCGACACCGCCATACGGGCCCAGTTCCTCGCCGCCGCCGACTCGACGACGGCCCGCCTCGCCGAGCAGCAGCGCGAGCACGACGTCGCCCTCGCCGCCTCGCGCCGCAACGTCGCCGAGGCATCCCGCGAGGCCCCCGAGCAGCAGCACCGCGCCCGCCGGTACCGCCTCGCGTGGCTCGCCGCCCGCCGGGACCGCAAGGCGGACCGCGCCGCCATGGCCGCGGACCTCGCCACGCTCCGGGCCGTCGAGGCCCACCGCGACCGCCTCGCCCGCGACGTCGAGGCCATGCACGACGGCATCAACCAGGCCGCGCACGAGGCGTTCGCCGAGCGCAAGCGGCACCGCGCCGAGGTGCGGGCCCAACGCGAGCAGCACGAGCAGCAGCTCGCCGCCGTCCGGGCCGCACTCCCCGACGAGCCCCGGCCGCGCCTCGGCCTACCAAACGACCTCGCGTACGCCAACGGCCGGCACGACCTCGCCGCCGCCGTACGCGCCGCCCTCGACCAGGCGAGCCGTACGTGACCGAGCAGCAGCCCACCCCACCGACCGTCGACCCCGAGCAGGTGCGCGCCGCCGTCGAGCAGATGCGCGCCGCACTCCGGGCGTGGGCCGAGGCCGTCGCCCCGGCCGTGCGCGCCATGACCGAGACGTTCGCCCGCCTCGCCGAGGAGCTACGCGAGGCGGGCGTCGTCGACGACCAGGGCCACCGCCCGGCCCGCCGGGACCGCCCCGCATGGCAGAGCCCTTACGGGCCGCCGCCCCGCCGCCGTCAGCACTGAGCACCAGGAGCAGCACGACATGACGACCAGCCCCGGCCAGCAGGCCGCCGACGACCTCGCCGCCGTCCGCGAGCAGTGGGGCGACCTGCTCGCCGCAATCGCCGAGCCGCCGCGCCCCGCGGAATGGATGCCGTACGAGCGCCGCGGATTCCTCGACCAGCTCGCCGCCGACGACCGCGCCGACGACGACCAGGCCCTCGCCGAGGCCGTCGTCGGCCGTCTGCCGCTCATACTCCGCGAGCACCCGGCCCCGGCCAATCTGCGGGCCCTCGACGCCGCCCTCGACGTCGAGCGCGAGGTGTTCGACATGTGCGACACCGTCGCCGAGCGCGTGCAACGCCCCGTCCGCAGCACCGCCCACAGCATGTGGACGGCCGACCGCGACCACCCGGGCCGATGGCACGTGCCGACCGTGCGCGACGTCGGCCCCGCCTCGGCCGCCTCGGCCGGGTCCCGCGCCTACGGGCTGCACTGGGCCGCCGTATGGCTGGAGGGCCGCGCCCTGTCCGAGGTCGACGGCGACCTGTTCGCCCCGACGCCGGCCGTCCTGGTCGACCAGGTCGCCGAGGTCGCCCGTACCGCGCGCCGCCGCGTCGAGGGCGCCCTCGGCCGTAGCGCCCGGACGCTCACCCTCGACGACCCGTGCCCGTTCTGCCGCGCCGGCCGCGTCACCGTGCACAACGGGGGAGGCAACCCCCGGGAGGCCGTGGCGACCTGCTCGACCGGCCCGGCGTGCCCGGCACCGGTCGACGTCGAGCGAGGGCGTAGGGCGTGGCGGGGGGCCGACCTGGTCGCATTGTGGGTCGCTATATCGGCGAGCAGGCAAACGCTCGATTAAGGAAGATGGGCCCGAGACGACGGGGGGAACACCTCGGACCCATGGGGGTGACTACACGTCACCCATGGAAGTGATGACCGACCATCCTTTCGATCAGCGCCCAGAGGGCCCGAGCCCCCAGAGCAACGACCAGCCGGCCCGCAAACTCGCGGAGCCTCCCCTTACGCTGCGGGGAGGTTTCCGACGTTTCCGCCACTTCACACCTCATCTCCGGGGCGCGCACCCCTGCACCTTGCGTGCAGAGGCACCCCCCTCTTCCTGAGATGAGCCACCGTCAGATTACCGGCACGCCTGTCCGATGTCTGTCGAATCCTCCTTTCCGCGACCCAAGTTGGCCACCCCACACCCCCGGGCGAACGCCGTCCGGGGGTGCGGTCGTTGCGGTCGCGGGGCGCACTGTCACGGTTCCATAACGAGTGCTGTAATGGTTGCTGCAATGATTGCCGCAACGGCTACTGTGGGCATTCCTGACGGCCCCTCACACCGGCAGGAACCGCCGGCCCTCACCCGGCGCACCGACAGACCAGGGAGCGACCCCATGGACACCGTCATTCCCGGCGCCCTCGCCGATCACCTCACCACCGAGCCGCCACTCGACCTCGACACCCGCGCCGCCCTCGACTCCGCCCGCCGCGGTCGCGGCCGGACCCTGGTGTTCGAGCCCCGGAACATCACCCCCCTGCACGTGATCAGCCGCCGCGCCGAGGCTCTGCTCGGCGACGCCTACGCCACCGACGCCCAGAAGCGCGCCGCCCGTAAGTGGCTCGCCGCCGCTGGCCGCGCCCCGCAGATCATCACCGTCCGCTACGCCTCGACCGAGGAGGCGTACGACGCTTCGCAGTGCTCCGCCGACGTCCGTAACGGCGACGTCCTGGTCGTCGAGGCCGAGCAGGCCGTCGCGTTCCTCTACGACGCATGGCCGGTCGCCGTCACCACCGCGCACGGCGAGTTCCACGGCGACGGCACCGCGCCGACCGTCGAGGCCGCCCGCGGGGCGTCCGTCCGCGCCGCCGTCGACGCCGCGTACGCGATCGGCGCCCCCCTCGCCCGCGCCGTGGACCAGGCCGACGCCGAGCAGGCCCTCGCCGAGGCCGCCGCCGCCGACGCCCCCGAGGCGAACCCCGCCGTCGAGCAGGCCCTCGCCGAGGCCACCCTCGACACCCTCGCCGACACCGTCGCTTGCCCGCAGTGCAACGCCCCCGCGGGCGCCCGTTGCACCACCCGCGCCGGCAAGCCCGCCCGCGAGACGCACGGCCGCCGGTTCGAGGCCGTCGAGCAGGCCGCCGGCATCACCGCCCACCGCGCCGCCGCGCGCCGCGAGGCCGAGGCCCGGGGCGGATGGGTCGTCACCCACGACCGCGCCGCCGAGGCCGCCCTGTTGACGACCTACGCCGCCCGCCTCGCCGAGGCCCGCCTCGACCGCGTCGTCGCCGACGCTGACGACCAGTTCGCCCGCGTCGCACGCGCCGTCGACGCCGTCGAGCACGCCGAGCAGGTCGAGGCCGACGTCGCCACCGTCGAGGACGCCGAGGCCCTGTACGCCGTCCGCCTGGTCAGCGAGGCCGAGGCCACCGAGGGCACGTGGCGGGGCGCATGGATCGGCGAGCACCAGGCCGACGACGTCCTGTTCGTCGTCGACCAGGCCGCGGAACAGGGAGCCCTGTTCGACACCCGCGCCACCGGATAGCCACCAGACCGGCCCGCCCTCGCCCGAGGGCGGGCCCCGCACCGCACCGACAGGAGCACCCGAGATGAACGACCAGCAACCGCCCAGCCCGCACGAGCCGACCCTCGCCGAGTTCCGCGAGTTCCTGCTCGACACCGCCCGAGAGCACCCGCAGCCCGGATTCTGGCGGGGCACGATGCAAGAGGGCGTCACGCGGATTTTCGTCGACACGATCGACACCTACCTCGCCCACCGCGCCGAGCAGGCCCCGGCCGACAACGGATGGGGCGACACCCTCAGCCGCTCGAACCTGGTCAGCGTCGCCCGCGCCCACCGCAACGCCACCCGGCCCGAGCGCGCCGGACAGGGCGACCTCGACCGCCTGCTCGACGACCTCGCCGACGAGTTCGACCTCGCCGACGTGCGGATCGTCCGGGGCGTGGCCGCCGCCCTCGCCGACGCCATGCCGCGGATTGCCCACCAGGCCCGCGAGCAGGGCAAGAGCCCCGACGAGATCGCCCAGGCGGCCGGCTACACGTCGAGCCGGATTACCCAGTTCATCCGGCAGGAGCGGGAGCGCCGCGCCGCCGCCGGCGAGCAGTAGACCCGCAACGCAAGCGGGCCCGCCCGGTTCCTAACCACCGGTACGGGCCCTCACCACCGAACAGGAGCGACCCCAACCGATGGCTACCGCACAGCGTAACCAGCAGCCCACCCCGCCCAAGCCGGGCACCCGGCCGTCAATCCGCGTCGACGACCAGCTCGCCGCCGACCTCGCCGTCGTCATGCGTACGGGCGTCAACATGTCCGACGCCATCCGACAGTGCGTCCGACAGGCCGCCGACATCTACCGGACCGCGTGGGCCGAGGGCGTCGTCGCCCCCGGTACCGCGCCCGTCCTGCTCGCCTACCAGCTCCAGCAGGACCCCGCATTGAGGCCGCCCCGTCCGACGCCCGCACCCGCGCCGACCAGCGCGTATGACGCCCGTCAGCAGCCGCCGACGCCGCCCGTCGCACGCCCGGCAGCGCCCGTCGCTCCCCCGGCGGCACCCGTCGCGCCGACGTCGACGCCCGCGCCGCGCCGCCGCTTCACTCTGCGCCGCCGCGGGCCGATCGAGGGCGTGCCCGTCCACCGGCCGTAGCACGCACCGCCCCGGCCGTCGGACGCCGTCGACCGGACGCGGGCCCGCCCGTGCGCACGCGAGCGGGCCCGCTTGCGCCGTTATCGTTCCGTGACCTATCGTTGGGGCCGTCTCCGGCGTGCCCGGAAACCCCCGAACCCTCGACGCCCCGTCAGCCCCTCGGTTGGCGGGGCGTTCGCATGCCCGGCGAGGAGGTGAGCGCCGATGGCACGCCCCATCACCGACGCCGACCGCCGCCGCGTGCGCGAGCTGCACGCACAGAACAAGTCCCGTAACGAGATCGCCCGCGAGCTGGGCCGCTCCCCCTCGACCGTGTCCAAGATCGCCGCAGCGTTCGACCCTCCCCTGTCGTTCGACCGCGCCCCCCAGGTCGAGGCCGCCACCCGCGCCCGGACCGCAGACCTCGCCGCGCGCCGCGCCGCCCTCGCCCTCGACCTACAGGGCGACGCCGAACGGCTACGCGCCCAGCTCTGGTCAGAGTGCACCGTCGGCGAGTTCGCCGGCCGCGAGGGCGAGTGGCACGAGACCCGCCTCGACCGGCCCCGGTTCGGCGACCAACGGGCGATCATCGCGTCGGTACAGACCGCCGTCGGCACCTCGCTACGCCTCGCCCCGGCCGAGGGCGGAGAGGACGCCGGACAGGTGCGAAGCATGCTGGGCGCCCTCGGCGAGGCACTGACGCACGCCGCCAACGACCAGGCCCACGACGACCAGGTCGACGACGGGGGCGACGCCGGGGGGTGAGCCGCGTTGCTCGACCTCGACCGTCTGCCCCTGTCCCGTAAGCAACTCCTGTCCATCGGGCAGGCGACCGCCCGTATCAACCTCTGGCACGGCAGCGTCCGGAGCGGAAAGACCGTCGCGTCGTTGCTGGCGTTCGTGATCGCCGTTGCGACCGCGGGCCCGTCCGGCCTGATCATCGTTGTTGGTCGGTCGTTGCAGACGATCGAGCGCAACGTGTTGGAGCCCCTACAGGACCGCGCCCTATTCGGCGCCCTGGCCCGGCACGTCGTACACACCCGCGGAGCGACGACCGCAACGATCCTCGGCCGCACCGTGCACCTGATCGGCGCCGCCGACGCCCGCGCCGAGGGCCGCCTACGTGGCCTTACCGCGCAGCTCGCCTACGTCGACGAAGCAACGTTGCTCCCCGAGGCGTTTTGGACCCAGCTACTCGCCCGACTCAGCGCACCGGGCGCCCGCCTGTACGCGACGACGAACCCCGACTCGCCGCGTCACTGGCTCAAAGTCCAGTACCTCGACCGGATCGCCAAACTCGACATGCGGGCGTGGCACTTCCGGCTAGCCGATAACCCGTCCCTGTCCGCCGCGTACGTCGCATCCCTCGCCGCGGAGTACACCGGCCTATGGCGCCGGCGGATGATCGACGGGGCGTGGGTCGTCGCCGAGGGCGCCATCTACAGCGAGTGGGATGAAGACCGGCACGTCGTCGACGAGTTGCCGGCCATGCGCCGCCACTGGTTGGGCGTTGACTACGGCACGACGAACCCTTTCTCGGCCGTCCTGCTCGGCCTCGGAGTCGACGACCGCCTGTACGCGTGCGCCGAGTGGCGTTACGACTCGCGCACCGCCCACCGCGCCATGACCGACGCCCAGTACAGCGCCGCCGTCCGGGCGTGGCTCGACGACCTCGACGTCGTCCCCGAGTGGACGTTCATAGACCCCTCGGCGAAGTCGTTCACCACCCAACTGTGGCAGGACGGACACCCGGGCATAGCCCGTGCCGACAACACCGTCGCCGACGGAATCCGTTCCGTCGCATCCCTGCTCGCCGCCGACCGCCTGTTCGTTCACCGGTCGTGCGACGGCCTGCTCGGCGAGTTGCCCGGCTATTCGTGGGACCCCAAAGCGACCGAGCGGGGCGAGGACGCCCCGTTGAAGGTCGACGACCACTCATGCGACGCGATCAGGTACGCCGTCCACTCGACCGCGCACGAGTGGCGGCACCTGCTCACCGCGCCCTCGACGACCACCAGGAGGTGAGCCCGCATGGCACTGCCCGACAACGGCGCAGCGTGGCCGCCCCCGGAGTGGGCCGCGTACTACGACCGCATAGCCGTTGACGACGCCTGGTACTCCGGAGACCGGCAACGGCTCGCCCGGATCTACGGCCGCGAGCAGAAGACACCGCGCCGCCGTCTGTGGAGCCGCCGCAGCAGCGCGCACCGCCCCGGCCGCGACACCCGCTTGCACGTCCCGTTCGCCGGCGATATCGCCCAGACGTCCGCCGACATGTTGTTCGCCGACATGCCGGCCGTCGTCGTCGAGGACGCCACGACACAGGCCCGCCTCGACCAGTTGCTCGCCGACGGACACGTTCAACAGACACTCCTGTCCGCCGCCGAGCAGTGCGCCGCCCTGTCCGGGATATTCCTCCGGGCGACGTGGGACCGCGACCTAGTCGACCGGCCCCTACTCACCGCCGTGCAGCCGGACAACGCCGCGCCCGAGTTCCGTTTCGGCATGCTCGCCGCGGTGAACTTCTGGCGCGAGTTGCCCGGCAGCACCACACAGCAGGTGTGGCGGCACGTCGAGCGGCACGAGCCCGGCCGCGTCGTGCACGCCCTGTACCAGGGCAGCGGAGACAACATCGGCCGCCGCGTGCCCCTGCTCGAACACCCGGACACGGCCGCCCTCGCCGGCAGCATCGAGAGCGACGGCGAGTCGACGACGACCGGTATCCGGCAGCTCACCGCGGCCTACATCCCCAACATGACCCCGAACAGGCTGCACCGGGGGTCGCCGATCGGGCGCAGTGACTACGCCGCCCCGATCTATGACCAGCTCGACGGCCTCGACGAGGTGTGGACGTCATGGATGCGGGATATCCGCCTCGCCCGCGCCCGCCTGATCGTCCCCGACGGTTACCTACGGAGCAACGGGCCCGGCCGCGGAGCGTCGTTCGACGAGGACGCCGAGGTCTACGCACAGCTCAACATGCCGCCAACCGAGAACGGCGGTATCACCCTGTCCCAGTTCGCAATCAGGGTCGACGAGCACCAGCGCACCGCCGAGGCCCTGATGAGGCAGGCCGCCCAGTCCGCCGGCTACGCCGCCCGCGCGTTCGGCCTCGACCAGAACGGAGGGTCGGCCCGGACCGCAACCGAGGTCGACAGCGAGGACGACAAGAGCATGATCACGCGCAGGAAGAAGGCCGGTCACTGGAAACAGGGACTCGCCGACGCCCTGTTCGCCCTGCTCGCCCTCGACGCCGTGCACTTCCGTACAGGGGTGCGCCCGGAGCGCCCCCGGGTCGAGTTCCCCGACGGCGTCGCGGAATCGCCGATGGACACCGCGCAGACCCTCGAACTCCTGAACCGCGCCCAGGCCGTCAGCACGGCAACCCGAGTGAAGATCCTTCACCCGGATTGGGACGACACGGAGGTCGCCGCCGAGGCCGCCGCGATCCTGCGGGAGACCGGCACCGCGGCGCCGGACCCGGGGGATACCTACCCGTTCGCCGCGTGACCGACGGGGGGTGATCGGGCGTGCCGATTCACCCGGGCATGGTCGAGGATCTGGCCGCGACGACGCGCGACATGTACGCGAGCGCCGAAGAACGGTTGCTCGGCATCATCGCGCGCCAGCTCGCCGCCGGCCTCGACGCGCCCGGGTGGGTCGAGGCCAAGCTCGCCGCCGTGCAGCAGATACGGCGGGCCGCTCAGGGCGTCGTCGACGAGCTGGGCAAGGCGACGCAACTTGAGGTGTTCGACGCGGTCGCCGAGGCGTACAACGTCGGCCACCGGTCGGCCGTGGCCGAGCTGGGCGCCCTGTCCGACGACGCCCGCGCCCTGGTCGACGACCGCGTGCCCAACGCCCAGGCCGTCGACCGCCTCGCACAGGAAGCCGTCGACGTCGTCACCGCGACGCACCGCAGCATCCTGCGGGCCGTCGTCGACGGATTCCGCGCCGTCGTCGCATCCGTCGCCGCTACGCCCCTGCTCGGCCTCGGCACCCGCCGACAGGCCACACAGGACGCGATGCGGGCGTTCGCCGACTGCGGGATACAGGCGTTCGTCGACCGCGCCGGGCGCCGATGGTCGCTCCCCGTATACGCGGAGATGGCAGTCAGGACCGCGACCGCGCGGGCCGCCACCGAAGCGCACATGCGCACGCTCGGCGAGGCCGGCGTCGACCTGGTCGTCGTGAGCGACGCCCCCCGCGAGTGCCCGTTGTGCGCCCCGTGGGAAGGCAAGGTGTTGACGATCGGCGGGCCCCCCGGGCCCCGCACGGTCGAGGTCGAGCACGCCGTCGAGGACGGCCGTATGGTGCCCGTCCGCGTCGCCGGCAGCCTCGATCAGGCCCGCGCCCAAGGGTTGCAGCACCCCAACTGTCGGCACTCCGTTTCGGCCTACACGCCCGGCCTTACCCGCGTCGAGCAGGCCCACAGCGACCCCGAGGGGTACGCGGCCGGGCAGCGACAGAGGGAGATCGAGCGGACCATACGCAAGTGGAAGCGCCGCGAGGCCGCCGCCGTGACACCCGAGGGCAAGCGAGCCGCCCGCGCCAAGGTTCGCCAGTGGCAAACCGCCATGCGCGACCACCTCGCCGCACACCCCGACTTGCGCCGACTCCGCCACCGCGAGCAGGTAGGCGCCGGCAACCTCCCGGCACCGCGCCGCGAGGCGACGCCCGAGCAGGTCGAGGCCGCCCGCATATGGTCGAGCGACGACGCCACCGTGCGCGAGATGAGCGACGACCAGCTCGCCGCCGCCATGTCCTCGAACCTGCTCGACGACCGGGCCCGCGCCCGCGTCGAGGCCGAGGCCGACCGCCGCGACCTGGTCGCCCTGCTCGACCGCGCCGCGCCCGGCGGCACCCTCGCCGACGACCTCACGGAGTTCAGCGACGCCGAACTAGGCCGCCTGATCGGCCACGTCGACGACGCCGACGCCCTACGGATCGCCGCGGAGATGGACCGCCGCGAGCGCGCCGCCCGCCTCCCGGGCGTGCGCCCGGACCTGGTCGGCCTCTCCGACGACCAGCTCGCCGAGCGCGTGCGGCACGCCATCGAGCACGGCCTCGACGACGTCGACCAGCTCGCCGCCGAGGCGCACCGCCGCGACCTGCTCGCCGCGATGTTCCCCGCCGGCCGCCTGGTCGACGACCTGTCCACCCTCGACGACGACGCCCTCGCCTGGTGCATGCAGTACGCCAACGAGGGCGAGCTACTGCGGATCGCCGACGAGTTCGACCGCCGCGACGCCCTCGCCAACGCGCCGCCGCTCCCCGCGCCGGCCGACACGGGCGATCCCGTGGCCGACCTGCTCGCCGACCGCGACGCCCTCGCCGAGGCCATGGGCAACGCGCCCGATCCTGTTCTGTGGGGCGCCCGCGCCGAGGACGACACCACCGCGCCGCCGCGGGATTGGGCCGCACTCACCGACGAGGAGATCGAGCAGCTTTCCGACGAGGAGTTCGCCCAGTTCCGCGAGTCCGAGGCCGCCGCCGCCTACTGGCAGCGCGTCGAGGAGCGCGCAGCGAAGGCCGCCGAGGAGGCCGGCGACGAGGCCAAGCCGGAACACCGCATCACCCGGGCCCAGGCCCGAGAGATGTACTGGGAGTACGTACAGCGCCAGATATCCGCCGCCGAAGAGGCGACCAACGGCTACATGTTCAACAAGAAGTACGCCGGCAAGGGACACAGTTACGAGAGCCTGTTCACCGGCCCGCACCGCATCGGCTACGCCCGCGCATCCGATGAACTCAAAGAGTGGTGGGAGACCCACCCGCGTCTCACGCAAGCGGAGTTCATCACCATGGTGACCGGCAAGACCCAACGTTGGGCCGCCAACGCCGAACACAATCGGTGGGGCGAGCAGATGAAGAGGTGAGGGCATGGGAGCGCGAGGAGACATCATCCGGGCCGTCGTCGCCGGCCGTCGAGCAGGCCGCAACGGCGACCCCGTCACCGCGTGCCCGTACCCCGCTACCTCGCTACTGCGGACCGCATGGATCAAGGGATACACCGAGACCAGGCCCCGCCCGTCCGACGTCGTCGACGACCAGGCCGTCGAGTAGCCCCACCACCCAGCACGACCCCGAAGGGGGGCCCGCACCGCGCGGGCCCCCCTTTCGCATGCCCGCACGCGCCCGCCCGGCGGGCCCGACCGCACAGGAGTGCACCGTATGAACACGCGCAGCCTCGCCCGCCACCGCGCCCGCCTCGACGCCAACGGGTGGGCGCACCCGTACCCGCTCACGCCCTGGTCGCCGATCGTCTACGCGGACGGCGGACAGGGGAGCGACGCCGGCACCGGCACGGGCGCCCAGGGCGGCACCGGCAACGGCAACGGCACCGGGACCGGCGAGGGCGGCACGGGCGCCCAGGGCGGCAACCAGGGAGGCGACCAGGGCGCCGCCGGCACCGGCAACCAGGCACCGCCGAACCCGCCCTCGACCTCGCCGCAGCAGCCGGCCGAGGGCGACGTCGCCGCACTCCCCGAGTGGGCCCAGAAGATGATCAGGGACGCCCAGCAGCCCGGCCAGCAGCAGGCGCAGCAGCAGGCCCCGGCCGCGCCCGAGCAGGGCGCCGAGGGCGACGTCTCCCGGCTCCCCAAGTGGGCACAGCAGCAGCTCGCCACCGCACAGGAGCAGGCGAAGACGGCCGCCGTTCAGGCCGCCGTTTTCCGCACCGCGCCGGCCGCGGGGGCGAACGTCGCCGCCCTGCTCGACTCGCAGTCCGCCATGACCGCGCTCGCCGCGGTCGACCCCAACGACCACAACGCTGTGACGGAGGCGATCAAGGCCGCCGTACAGGCACAGCCGCACCTCGCCGCCCACGTCGGCCCCGCCCGCGGGGGCGCCGACTTCGGCAACGCCACTCCGCAGGAGCGCAAGCCCGGTTCCCTGCACGACGCCATCGCCGCCCGTCTGGGCGCCTGAACTAGGAGCACCCCATGCCCGTCACTCTCGCCGAGGCGAAGAACAACGCACAGGACGACGTCGACGTCGCCGTGATCGACGAGTTCCGCAAGGAATCGGCGATCCTCGACTCTCTGACGTTCGCCGACGTCGTCAACCCGGCCGATGGGGGCGACACCCTCACCTATGGCTACCGCCGGCTCATCACGCAGCCGACCGCGTCGTTCCGCGCGCTCAACACCGAGTACACCCCGCAGAACGTCACGACCCAGCGCTACACGGTCGACCTCACCGTGATGGGTGGGTCGTTCCAGGTCGACCGGGTGATCGCCCGTATCGGCCCGAACGCGTCCGGCGCCGTCACGCTGAACATGCAGCAGAAGATCAAGGCCACCCGGACCCAGTTCCAGGACACCATCATCAACGGCGACACGGCAGTCGACTCCGAGTCGTTCGACGGCCTCGACAAGGCCCTGACCGGCACGGCGACGGAGTTCCGCGCCGCCGAGGTCACCGACTGGACCGACTTCGACACCGACGCCCGCGCCGAACACAAGGCCCTCGACGCCCTCGACGAGTGGCTGAGCCTGCTCGACGGATCGCCGACGATCATCCTCGGCAACAAGCGGGCCCTTGCCCGCGTCCGGGCCGCCGCGCGCCGCGCCGGCATGTACACCCGGAACCCCGTCGACGGCCTGCTCGGCCCGGGTGGCCGCCCGATCGTCCGCGAGCAGTACGGCGACATTGTGTTCGCCGACCCGGGCGACAAGGCCGGATCGAACGATCCGATCATCCCGATCGAGACCCGCGACGTCGGGGCGCAGACCGGCGTGACCGGCCTTACCGACCTGTACGCGTACCGCGTCGGCCTCGACGGTTTCCACGGCGTCGCGTGCATGGGCGGCACCGTCGTGCGTCAGTGGCTCCCCCAGTTCGACACCCCGGGCGCCGTCAAGACCGGCGAGGTCGAACTCGGCCCCGTCGCCGTCGCCCTGAAGGCGACCAAGGCCGCGACCGTGTTCCGAAACATCAAGGTGGGCTGACCCATGGCTGTGATCCGTACCCCCGTCAAGGACTACAGCGGGCCCGGCGTGGCCGGCCTGCACTTCGTGAACGGCCAGGCCGAGACGGACGACCCGGCCGTGATCGCCTACGCCCGCCGGCGTGGCTACGACGTCGAGGACACCGCGCCGAAGCGGAAGGCCCCGGCCAAGCCCGAGCAGGCGAAGGAGTAGCCCCGTGCCCCGTGTCTACGCGACGCCCGAGCAACTGGCCGCGTGGACCGGGCAACCGGCCCCGGCCGATGCCGAGCGCCTGCTCGCCCGCGCGTCCGCGGACGTCGACGCCGCCCTGATGTGCGCGTTGTACGACACCAACGACGCCGGGGTGCCCACCGCGCCGCACGTCGTGCAGGCCCTCGCCGACGCGACGTGCGCACAGGTCGAGTACCAGCTCGCCAACGGCGACGACGGAACGGGCGCCGCGGGCCGATGGGGCAGCGTCTCTATCGGCCCCGTGTCCCTCGGCGACCGCCGGGACGCCCCCCAGGCGCCCGGCGGCCTCGACCTCGCACCGCGCGCACACCGCGCCCTCATGGCGGCCGGCCTGTTCCCGGGGGTGATCTGGTGAGAGTCCCCGGGTGGCTACTGCGGCACCGCGTCGTCGTCGAGCCGTACGACGGCGACAGCGCGTACGGGCCGACCTACCGGCCGCCCGTCGAGGTGCGGGCCCTGGTCGCCGAACAGACCAGGCTCACCCGCAACCGCGAGGGCGTCGAGGTGACGTCAACCGCGCAGATCATCACCGAGCCCGGCCTCGACTGCCCGGCGGAGTCCCGCATCACTCTGCCGTCGGGCCGCACCACCCGCGCACTCAGCGTCGCCCACCACACCGCGCCCGGCCTACCCGTGCCGCAGTCAACCGAGGTGATGTGCGAGTGACCCAACGAACCCGGCTCCGCTGGAATGGAGCCGCCGCACTCCGCGGCACCCGACAGGGCGCCGCCCGCGGCCTACGCCTCGCCGCCGAGCACGTGCTCACCGAGTCGCGCCGCCGCGTGCCGATCGAAGAGGGCACCCTCGAACGGTCCGGCGTCGCCACGGTCGACGAGAGCAGCCTCACGGCCGCCGTGTCCTACGACACCCCGTACGCCGTCCGGCAACACGAAGAACTCGACTACCGGCACGACGCGGGCCGATCGGCTAAGTACCTCGAACGGCCGATGAACGAGGAGGCCGGCACCGTCGCCGAAATCATCGCGGCGCAGGTGCGGAGGTCGCTCCGTGGCTGACCTCGACCCGACCGACGGCGTCGCCCGCCTGCTCGACGGCCTCGACCTGGTCGCCTACGACCCGACAGGGAAGACCGGCGACCTGTTCGTCGAGCGCATGCCGTCGACGCCCGACGCCGCGGTGTGCCTCACCCTGTACGACGCCGGCGCACCCGACGCCCGCAACGCCTACGACACCGTACGCATGCAGGTGCGCACGCGCGGGGGCCCGGACCCGCGCACCTCGCGCGAGCGCGCGTGGGCGATCTACCGGGCGTTGCACGGCCTCGCGGGCGTCGAGTTGCCCGACGGAACGTGGCTCATCCTCGCCGCCGCACGCGGCACCCCCGGCCCGATGGGCGCCGACGCCCAGGGCCGTCACGAGCACGTCGTGAATTTCGACCTCGACGTGTCGTCCCCCAGCACTCACCGCACCGAATAGGAGGCCCCACCATGGGACGGCCCATTGACGCCCGCGGCTGGCATTTCGAGGTCGAGGACACCACGACCCCGGCCACGCCGGTATGGCACCGCATCAGCAACGTGAACAGTTGGACGAACAACCCCTCGGAGAACGAGGAGACGGCCGACACCACGACGAACGACAGCGACGGCCTGTACGAACAGGACGTCATGCAGAGGGGCGCCACCCTCGAACTGTCCGGGCAGTACGCCATGACCAACGGCGTCCGCGACCCGGGACAGGACTACGTCGACAACGTGTGGGCGTGGCGCCTCGGCAGCGAGTCGCGCGGGCGCGTGCGCTACCGGCACAAGTCACAGGACGAGTGGACGGTGTGGGAGTGCACCGTCACCCCCGGCGAGACCGGGGGCGAGCACAACGCCAAGACGTCGTGGGGTTGCACGTTCACGCGGTGCGGCGCCCCGACCGTCGAGGCCGTCGTGACGGAACCGGAGGCGTAACCCGTGATCGAGCACGACGACCAGGCCCTCGACGACGGCGACCAGTTCGTCGACGACGTCGCCGATTTCGACGCCTTCTTTGCCGAGCAGGGCGCACCGCGCCGCGGTGTGCCGCTCCGCCTGTTCGGCCGTACCTACCACCTTCCCCCGGCCCTCCCCGCCCTGTACGTGCTCCAGCTCCACCGCGTGAAGCACAGCGCCGCCCCGGAGGACGTTTCCCGCCTGCTCGCCGCCCTGTTCGGCCCGGACGCAGTGAACCACTGGGCGGACAACGGCATGGACGACCGGCAACTCGGCATCGTGCTGATGTGGGCGACCGCCAACGTCGCCAAGCCGGGCGCCATGTCCATGGAGGAGGCCGCCGCGGAGTACGACCGCCGCGAGGCCGCCAAGGCGGGAAAAGCCCGGCGGCCGGCGACGACGTCGAGGCCGAAGAAGCGCCCGAAGGGCAAGGGGAAGCCGCGGAACTCTGGTCGGCGGTAGTCCGCCACTGGGGCGCCGTCGAGGCAGACCTACGGCGCGAGTACCAGCTCGCCGCCGGCGACCTCGCACGGCTCACCGTGCGCGAGTTCCTGGTGTGCCTCGGCGGCCTCTCCGCAGAGTCCCGGTTCGCCCGCGTGTGGCAGAACACGCCGCGCGTCGTGACGGACCCCGACGAGATCGCACGGCTTACCGGCAGGTGAGCAGCACCACGACAACTACATAACGCGCCCCCGCGGGCGCCGATGAGGGGGTGACCCATGGCCCTCACCATCGGCGAACTGGTGGGGTTCATCGACCTTGACGCGTCCGGAGCCGACCAGGGCGTCGCCCGCGCCGAGGCCGCGATGGCCGGCCTACAGCGTGACGCGGACGGCCGGTTGCGCGACCTACGCGGTCGCTTTGTCGCGGCCGGCGAGGAGATGGGCGCAGCCATCGGCGACGGCGTCGGGGGCGCCGCCGAGGACGCCGAGCGGAGTTTCGCCGGCGTCGGGGGTGCGCTGGGCGCCGCGAGGACGTCAACGATGGCCCTGTCGGGCGCATCGGTCGTCGCGGCCGGCGCCCTCGCCGCGGTCCCGCTCGCCGTGATCGGCCTCGGCGCGAAAGTGCTTGCCGAGAACGAGCAGGTCAAGAGCGCTTTCTCGGACATGTCCGAGCACGTCAAGGGGCGCATGCAGGAACTCGCGGCGCCCCTGGTCGAGCCGTTCACGAACGCGGCCGGACAGCTACAGGGGATTTTCGACGACCTCGCCCCACAGATCGGGCAACTGTTCGAGGGCGTCGCCCCGCTGGTCGAGCCGCTGGTCGACGGTATCGGCGCCCTCGCCAAGGGCGCCATGCCGGGGCTGGTGTCCGCGGTCGAGGCCGCGGGCCCCGTGATCGACGCCCTGTCGGCCGGCCTCGGCGCGGTCGGCGACGGCCTCGGCGGATTCTTCGAGGGCGTGTCGTCGGGCGCCGGGGGCGCCGCCGAAGGACTGGGCGGCCTGCTCGGCGCGGTCGGCGACATCCTGCCCGCGCTGGGCGAGTTGCTGGGCACCCTCGCCGAGGCCGGCGGGCCCGTCCTCGCCGCGGTCGCCAAGGCCCTGGTACCGGTCGTCAAGGGGTTGGCCGACGCCCTCGGTCCGGCCCTCGCGTCGCTCGGCCCGCCGCTTGAGGAGTTCATCGGCGCACTCGGCGAGGCCCTGGTGCCGATCGTCGGCGAGCTGGGCCCCGTCCTCGCCGCCGCCGCGGAAACGTTCGGCCTACTCCTGGAAGCCGTAACGCCCATACTGCCCATATTGGGGCAACTGATCGCCGCCGTCCTGCCCGTGTTCGCGGAGTTGCTGACGGCCGTTCAGCCGCTCCTGATCACCCTCGGCGACGCGTTCGCCCAGGTCATGACGGCACTCGAACCCCTGGTGCCGATCATCGGCGCACTCCTGATCGCCGCCCTCGACGCCCTCATGCCGATTCTGCAACCCCTGATCGGCGCCGTCGGTCAGCTCGCGCAGATCTTCGCGGGCGTCCTCGCGCAGGCGATCGAAACGGTCGTCATGCCGATTCTGCAAGCCGTCGTCGCCCTGCTACAGGGCGACTTCGACAAGGCATGGAAGTTCGCACAGAAGGCCGTCGAGGGCGCCGGAAAGCTGATCGGCGAGATAGCAACCAAGATCGGCCGATGGATCGGCGAGGGAATCGACGCCGCGATCGGGTGGCTTCGCGGCCTGCCCGGCCGCGCGTTCGACGCCCTCGCCCCCCTCGCGGGCCGGCTCCGCGACCGCGCCGTGTCCGCGCTCCGGTCGTTCAAAGACAGCGTCGTGCAGCGCGCCAACGACGCAATCGCGTGGGTGCGCGGCCTGCCCGGCCGCATTTCCTCGGCGATCGGTTCCCTCGGCTCCCTGCTCACCGACAAGGGCCGCGACGTCGTGCGCGGCCTGTGGAACGGCATCAAGAGCATGGGGTCGTGGCTCCGCTCGACCCTCACCTCTTGGGCGAAGGACCTGATACCGGGCCCGATCGCAAAGGCCCTCGGCATCGCAAGCCCGAGCCGCGTCATGGCGCGCGACGTCGGCCGCTGGATTCCCGCGGGCGTCGTCAAGGGCATTGAGGGCGGACAGGGCGCCGTCGACCGCGCCATGCGGTCCCTGGTCGCCGCACCCGCCGTTCCCCAGCTCGCCACCGCCGGCGCCACCGTCGGCAACTACGGCTCGCCGTTCGCCACCGCCCCGACCGGGGGCGCCATGGTGCACGTCGAGCACTGGCACGCCGCCGAGCACGGCACACCCGACGCAAACGCCCAGGCCCTCGCCTGGCTCGCCAAGGCAAGGGGGTGACCATGCCCGACGCACTGGGCGCCGCCGGCGCCCTGGTCACCCGCCCCGGGCAACTCCAATACGGCGACCTGCTGATCGGCCCCGGCACGCCCTACCGGTGGCGCACCCTCACCGGGTGGGAGGAACTCCCCCCGCTCGACTCCGGGACCGTGCAGCGGTCGGACGCGCACGGGGCGTTCCCCGGGCAGTTGCTCGCCCAGGCCCGGACGATCGGCCTCGACGGCCTGGTCGTGCGGGCCCCCCGCGCCCAGGTGGGCGACGTCGTCGGCCAGCTCGCCGCCGCGACCGCGCCGCGCCTCGACGAGATCCCTCTCGTCGTCTGGCTCGACGAGCGCGGGCCCCTGCTCACCTACGCCCGCGCCACCCGCCGCGCCGTGCCCACGACGACCGGCTACCGCCTCGGAACGATCGTCGGAGGGGCGATCCAGTGGGAGGCCACCGACCCCCGCCGCTACGCCCTCGCCGAGCAGGTCGCCACGGCCACGCTCCCCGTGTCCGAGGCCGGCCTCGCGTGGGAGTCGGCCGAGGCCGAGGTGTTGCCCGCGGACCAGGCCGCGGGCGTGGGCGAGGTGTGGCGATGGTGGAGTGACGGCGACCCCGTGATAACGGGCGCCGACGTCGGCCCCGTGTTCGTGCAGCCCCTTACCGAGTTCGGCGAACTGGTGTGGGCCGCCGAAGGCAGCGACTACGGGTGGGCCGTCGCCCCCGGGCAGACCGCCACGTTCGCCGCCGAGGTCGCCGTCGACCAGGGCGCCACGCTCACGCTCCGATGGTGGGACGCGGCCGGCCAGCACCTCGCCGACCACGCATCCACCCCGGGCGACGCGTCCCTCGCCAGCACCGCGCCAGCCGGCGCCGCCACCGTGCAGCCCGTCGTGACGTTCCCCGCAGCGCTCCCCGAGCCCGTGCCCGTGGGCACGTCGTCGCTCCGGATCAGCACGAACGCGGGCGTCCTCGCGTGGCCGCTCGACTTCGGCGAACCCGGCAGCACCGGGCGCCTGTCCGTCGTCAACGTCGGCACGGCCGAGACGCACCCCGTCGTCGAGTTCCGGGGCCCGGTCACCGCGCCGAGCCTCACCAACGTTGCGACCGGCGACGTCCTCGAATACGACCTACCCCTCGCCGCCGGCGACGTCCTGGTCGTCGACACCCTCGCCGGAACCGTGAGGCTCAACGGGACCGCGTCGCGCCTCTACACCGCGACGAACCGCTCGACGCCCGAGCGCACGTTCACATTCGCCCCCGGCACCACCCCCCTGATGTTCCGCGCCGCGCCCGGCAGCAACGACCCGGCCGCGTCCGTCGCCGTGCGCTACCGCGCCGCCTACTGGTAAGGAGGCCCCCGCCGTGACCGTGCGCCCCGCATGGCTCCTGCCCCTGGGGCAGACACGAGAAGACACCCGCCTCGCCCCCGTTGGCACCTGGTCGCCCGAGGACGAGATACGCACCCGCGACGGCGTCATTCCCGGCGGGGACCCGTTCGCCGCAACGGGCGTCGCCGCCATGCAACTACAGGTAGGCGTCGGCCGCGCCACCGTGCAGGGGACCACCGCGCAGGGCGCCTACCCCGTCGCCGTCGACGCCCCCGAGACCGTCACACTCACCGACGGCAACGACCAGTTCGCCCGCGTCGACAGCGTGATCGTCCGCGTATACGACGGCCTGTTCGACGACAGCGACCAGGCCCTCGCCCGCGTCGAGGTGATCGAGGGCGAGCCGTCGGCGACGCCCACCGCGCCGACCCTCCCCCCGTGTTCGTTGCGGCTGTGGGACGTCACCGTGCCCGCGGGCGCAAGCGCGGGCGTAGGCGGTATCGACTGGTCGTCCGCCCTCGCCGACCGGCGCCGCTACACCGTCGCCGCCGGCGGGATCATCCCCCGCGGGTGGGGACTGAGTTTCGACGGGGCGTACGACGGCCAGTACCGGGACGCCGACGGCACCCTCGAACGCTGGAACGGCACCGACGGCGTATGGGAGACCTACCGGCCGCCCGAGCCCGCCGCGGAGACGTTGAGCGGGGGCGTCACCACCGCCACCGGGTGGAGCCTGAACAGCTTCGCCGCGCGCCGCCGTTCCGGCGTCGTGCAGATCCTCGGTTACTGGACCCGCACGGGCGCCAACCTCCCCGCGACCCCCAATCTCGGCGACACCCTGGTCGCCACCATCCCCGCCGGGTGGCGCCCCGTCGTCCTGGTCGAGGCCGTCGCAACGAACGGCTACGGCTTCGGATCATGCGCCATCGGCAGCGATGGCCGAATGACCATTCGGGCGTGGGCCGGCGGAGGCCCGGACCTGAACACCAGCGGAATCGAGCGGAACACGAACGTACGGGTCGCCGCGACGTTCGTGCAGTAGAGGGGGCGCACGTGCAGACCCCTTACCGGTTCGTGTTCGTCGACCTACGGTCCGACCAGGTGGTCGACGTCCTGCCCGTGCAGGGCGTCACCCTCGACGACTTCATCGGCAAGACCGGCCGACTCACCGGCAACGTGCCCATCCCGAACCGCGAGGTCGCCGACCGGGCCCGCAAGGCGTTGCAGCCCGGCCGCACGGGCGTATGGGTCGAGCGAGGGCGCGAGGTGTGGTGGGGCGGCATCCTGTGGACGCTCCGCCTCGCGTCCGACGCCCGCGGATTCCTCACCGCACAGATTCAGTGTGGAGGGTGGGAGTCCTACCTGTACCGGCGCCTACTGCTCGACACTCAGGTCGCCCAGGGCGTCGACCAATTCGACATCGTGCGCGGCCTGGTCGACTACGCGCAGTCGACGCCCGGGGGCGACATCGGCATCACCTACGACGGCGACCCGTCCGGCGTCACCCGCGACCGCGAGTTCTCCCGCTACGACCTCCCGACGATCGGCGAGCTTATCGACCAGCTCGCCGGCGTCGAGCGCGGTTTCGAGTGGCGTATCGCGTCGTATCGGGACAGCAACGGCCGCCGGGTGAAACGGCTTGTGCTGGGACACCCGATCATCCGGGCCGGCACGGCCGAAATCGTCCTCGACCACCCCGGGCCCGTCCTCACCTACGTGTGGCCGCACGACGCGTCGACCCTCGCCAACGGGTGGCAGTCGCGCGGCGCGTCGACCAACACCAACCAGGCCGCCGACTCCGTGCCGCTCATGTCCGAGCGCCTGGTCGCCGACGACGACGTCGCCGCCGGGTGGCCGCGCCTCGACGGATCGTCCGATTACACGACCGTCGAGCAACAGAGCACCCTCGACGCGCACGCGCGGGCCGACTGGAACGCCGCCCGCCGCCCCGTGCAGATACCCGAGGTCGAGGTGTTGCTCGGCGACAACATCAGCCCGGCCCTGCTCGGCGCGACCGTGCGGCTCCGCATCCGGGACCTGTGGCACCCCGACGTCCTCGACGCCCGGTATCGCGTCGTCGGCCTGTCCATCAATCCACCCGAGCGAGGCCGCCCCGAGACGGCCAAGCTGTACTTGGAGGTAGCCGCGTAATGGCGTACGTCCCACAGGATCTACTCGACCGCGTCGCCGCCCTCGAACGGGAAGTGCGCACACTCCGCGGCCGGGCGCAGATGCGCCCCGCCCTTAACGAGATCCTGAACGGCGACGTCAGAATCGGCGAGGGCGGGCGCCTGATCTGCGAGGCGCCGGGCGGTAACCGCATCTTTATGACCGGCCAGACCGTCGAGGGCGATTGGGCCGTCGGTCTCGCCCGTTCGCTCGCCGGCACCGTCGCACTGACCGTCGGCGACGAGGACAACAACACGGGCGCCGGCCAGATGATCCGCACCTGGTCGCGGTCCGGCGAGGTCATCATGATGGACGACGCCTTTTGCGACTGGATGCTCGGCCGCCCCTGGCTCCCCTTCCCGATGTACCCGACCGCGCTACAGGGCTACGAGGGCGGCACGTCATGGAATTACGCATGGATCGGTCGAGGCCCGGCACAGAACGCGGTCGCCGTCCTGAAGTTCTCGACGATCAGCACCGAGGGCGGACAGGTGCGCGTCAACTACGTGCGAGGCAGCAGCGTGACCACCCTCGGCACGTGGACGATCCCCGGTAACTCGACGTGGGTTGACCGGACCATCACGCAGCCACTCGACGGCGCCGATTGGGGCGAGGAAGTCGTGTTGCAGATCGAGCACCGCAACAGCGTGTCCGGGGGCGTGATCGAAACCCGCGTGTTCGCCAGCTACACCCGGAACACGTTCAGCGCCGGCGAGGTGCCCGACCCGCCCGCCAACCTCGCCGCCGACGAGCAGGCCGTCGCCCAGGCCGCCGAGGCCGGCGACGCCCCCGACGAGGAGGTGTGATGCTGCCCGAAGGCATCCCGACCGTCCGCGTCACCGGGCGATTCCTCACCCCCGACGGAAAGCCCCTCGCCGGGCAAGTCATCTTCCGGGCCCCCGCGATGCTGACGTTCGGCGAGTTCGACGTCGTCCTCGGCGGGCCCGTTACCGCGCCGCTCGACGCGACCGGGGCGTTCGAGGTCGACCTACCGGCCACCGACGCCCCCGGCATGAACCCGACCGACTGGTCGTACACCGTGGCCGAACAGCTCACGGCCGTGCCGATGAACCGCGTCTATCAGGTGTTGCTACCGGCCGAGACGCCCGCCGTCGACCTCGCCGACGTCGCCCCGACGGACCCCTCGACGCCGAACTACGTTGCCGTACGGGGCGACTCCGCGTACGAGGTCGCCCTCGACGCCGGTTTCGTCGGCACGGTCGAGCAGTGGCTCGCATCCCTGGTCGGCCCCCAGGGCGAGCAAGGCGACCAGGGCGAGCAGGGCGCGACCGGCCCGGCCGGCGACGACGCGTACGAGGTCGCCGTCGCGGCCGGTTTCACCGGCACCCGCGAGCAGTGGCTCGCATCCCTGGTCGGCCCCAAGGGCGACCAGGGCGAGCAGGGCGCCCCGGGCGCCCCGGGCGTCGTGCAGTCCGTCAACGGCATCAGCGCCGCCGACGTCGTCCTCGACGCCGCCGCCGTCAACGCCGTGCCGGACACCGCGCCGGGCGCCCCCGGGGGCGTCGCCCAGCTCGACGCGACCGGCAAGGTTCCCGCCGCCCAGCTCCCCGAGACCAGCGGGGGCGGAGTCCAGACCGTCGCCGGTAAGAGCCCGGACGCGAACGGAGACGTCGCCCTGGTCGCCGCCGACGTCGGGGCCCTCGCCGCGACCGCGCGGGGCGCAGCAAACGGCGTCGCCGGCCTCGGCACGGACACCCGCGTGCCCGCGACGCAACTCCCCACCCTGCACGCGTACAAGACCGCCGACACGTCCCGCACGGACACCGCGACGGCCGCCAATGACCCACACCTGACCCTCGCGGTCGTGGCGAATGCCCGCTACCTGGTCGAGGCCGTCGTCGGGTGGGAGAACGGCGGAGGAGGGTTCCGCGCCGACTTCGCCGTTCCGTCCGGCGCCACCATGTTGTGGGTGGACAACGACGGTTTCATGTCGCCCACGGCCGGCACCGACCAGGGATTCAGCGTCACCGTCGGCACCACCCTTAAGGGAATGCTGATCACCGCCGGTAGCGCCGGCTCGCTCACCCTCCGATGGGCCCAGAACACCAGCAACGCCGCCGCAACGACGCTTAAGGCTGGCTGCTACCTCGCCGCAACCCGCGTCGCCTGAACTCCCGTACCCGCACGCCCCCGCGCACCGCGCCGGGGGCGTTTCTCATGTCTGGAGACACCCCGTGTCCGTTTCGATCATCAGCCGTGCCACGTGGGGCGCCAAGCCGTGGGACAACGACCCGCGCAGCGACGGCCCGGCACAGCTCCCCGTCACGCGCCTTACCGAGTTCTTCGTTCACTACGACGGAGCGCACCACATCAAGGCGACCGGCTACGCCATCCCCCGCGCCATCGAGGCGCAGCACCTCGCCCAGGGGTGGGCCGGCATCGGCTATCACTACGTGATCGACCAGGCCGGCAACATCTACGAGGGCCGCGGGTGGGGTCGCCAGGGCGCGCACTGCCCCGGGCACAACGTGAGCGGCCTCGGCGTACAGATCGCCGTCGGGGGCGACCAGAAGCCCACCGAGGCCGCCCTCGCCGCGTGCCGCGCCCTGTACGACGAAGCGTGCCGCCGCGCCGGCCGCACCCTCGCCAAGCGAGGCCACCGCGACGGAATTGCCACGCAGTGCCCCGGCGACGTCCTGTACGCGTGGGTCCAGGCTGGCATGCCCGCCAAGGGCTACACCCCGCCCACGGGCGGCACCGCGCCGTCCGGCAGCACCCCGGCCCGCTACCGCGTGACGATCAACGGCCTTGAGTACGGCTGCGGGGCGCACGGCGCCCACGTGACCCGTGTCGGCGAGGCCCTGGTCGCCGCCGGTTTCGGCGACGCCTACCAGGTAGGCCCCGGCCCGGAGTGGACCGACGCCGACACCGAGGCGTACGCGGCCTATCAGCGGTCCCTCGGCTACACCGGGGCCGACGCCGACGGCGTGCCGGGGGAAACCTCCCTGCGGCGCCTGCTCGGCACCCTCCCCGGCAAGGCCAAGCCGGCCACCACCGCGCCACAGTTCCCCGGCCGCGACAAGTTCCGCGCCGGCGCCAACAACCGATACGTGACCCTGCTCGGCGAGCGCCTGGTCGCCAAGGGCTACGGCAAGCACTACCGCACCGGGCCCGGCCCCCGATGGAGCGACGCCGACCGACGCAACGTTCAGGACTACCAGCGCGCCCAGGGATGGACCGGGGCCGACGCCGACGGATACCCCGGCCCGGAGACGTGGCGCCGACTGTTCGCCTGAACTACCCCGCCCGCCCGTCCGGCCCGGGGGCGACACTCGAGCATTAGCGTCACATTGACGAGAAAACTCGAGGTTTCGCACCGCGCCGGGCGGGCCCCCATAGAGAGGACCCACCCCCCAATGAGCCCGAAGAACCGCCGCGCCATCCGTACCGCGCTCCAGACGTTCGCCGCGGTCGTCGCCGTCGTCCCGGCCCTCGCCGCGGTCGTCGAGGACTCCGCAGCCCTCGCCGCCGCCGCGCCGTGGGCCGTCGCCGCCGCCGCCTCGGCCGCGGGCGTCGCCGGCGTCGCCGCCCGCATCATGGCCTCGCCCACCGTCGAGGCGATCCTCGACCGGTTCGGCCTCGGCCTGGTCGACGACGACAAGGGCCCCGCCCAGTGACCGAACCGACCGACACAACGGCAATCGCGGTCGCCCTCGCAGAGCTACGCGGAACGATGGCCGAGGGGTTCGCCACCGTCAACGGGACGTTGAACCTCCTTACCCAGCGGCACGACCAGGCCGACCGCCGCATCGAGCAGGAAGCCGCCCGCGTCGACCAGCTCGCCGACGCCGTCGACGTCCTCGAACGAGGGGAGACCGAACGTCAGAAGCGCAACGACCAGCGCCTCGCCGACCTCGAACGCGCACGGTGGCCGCTCCCGTCCGTCGCCGCCCTGGTCGCCCTGTGCGGCCTCGCCCTGTCCCTATGGCAGTTCGCCACAGGCTCATGA